CAAGCCAATGACCAGAGACCCATCGCTCGAAGAGATTTGGGGCACTGAAACAACGATCGGGCTGGCGGAAATGATTCGCATGGAACGGCCAGATCTTCCGCAGAACAAAGGTCTGCATCGGCCGTCTCAGATTCGGCAGTGTTCAACGCGGATGTTGCCGGGCGGCAGGGGCGTTTTGAGGGGGCAGGGATGAGAGAGTTCACGGTGCATCACGAGCCAGTCGGACAGCCACGACATCGCATATCGACACACGGAAAACATGCCCGCATGTACCTGCCAACAAAGCATCCGGTTCACGCATTTAAGCGAGCGATACAGGCTGAATTCGGCAAGCGGTTGCCATTCCATGAGGCCGTTGAAGTGGTCGTCAACGCATGGTTTCCACGACCAAAGTCAAAAACATGGAAGACGCGACCAATGCCATCTTATCGACATATCAAAAAGCCGGATGCTGACAACGTGCTGAAGGCCGTGCTTGATGCGTTGAACGGGCTGGCGTGGGTTGACGACGCGCAGGTGTTTTCAGCGACCGTAAGAAAATTTGTGTGCAGTGGTGAGTGTGTTCCAAGGTGTGAAATCGTGATTAGAGGAGTGAGTGAATGAAGATCTTGAAAGGTAAACAGGGCGGACCACGTCGCGTCCTGTTTCATGGGACGAACTTTATTGGCAAGACAACGTTTGCTTCGCAGGCATTTGGCGGGGCGTTGCTTGCGAATCTGGAAGACGATCGAGACGTTGACATGGACAAAACGCCGCCAATTCGAACTTGGGACGAGTGGCAGGAGTTTTGGTTGCATTGCGACACAGCGGCCGCAAAAGGTGAGTTCCCCTATCGCTGGATTGCCATCGACACAATCGACGCTTTGCAGCGGATCATTGAAAAGCAGATCTGCAAAGAAAAGAACGTTGAATCGATGGCAGACGACAAATTCAGCTATGGCAAGGGCAACAAGTTTATTGAGGCCATGTGGGACAAAATCAAGTTTCAACTGGACTGGCTGCACACAGAACGCGGGCTGGGAATCATCCTGCTGGCACACAGCGAAGCCGTGAAGATCACTCCGCCAGATGCACCGTCCTATGAGCGGTGGGAGCCGTCCGTCTGTGAGTTCGCTCGTGATCTCCTTTGCGATTGGTGTCAAGAAGTTTTCTTTGGATCGTTCCGGACTTACGCAGTCAAAGAAGACACCGGATTCAATCGCACTCGAAACATCGCGGCGGGTGGCAGCGAGCGTTTCGTCAGGACGCAGCCAACGGCGGGAGTCCGTGCGAAGAACCGTTTGAACATGCCGGAAGAAATGGTTGATTTTTCGTTCGAGAAGTATGCAGAGTTTTTTGTCCCGAGTGAAGTTTTGAAAGGTAATTGAGATGGCTGATTTAGGTGGTTACGACGCATCGCAAGTGAAGGACAGCGAGTTTGAGGCTTTGCCTGCGGGCGAGTATCGGGCTGTCATGACCGAGAGCGAACGCAAGAAAACAAAAGACGGAGCGAGCGAGTTGTTGCAGGTCAAACTGCAGATCGTCGACGGGCCGTTTAAGAATAGGACCGTGATCGATCGGTTTAACCTGTGGAACAAGAATCCAGAGGCAACGACGATTGCTCAGCAGCAGTTCAAAAAGGTTTGCGAGGCACTGAACATTCCGAAGCCTCCGGACTCTTCAGCCCTGCACATGAAACCGCTGATGATCAAGCTGGCCGTGAAGGAATACAACGGCAACAACCAGAACGAAGTGAAGGGCTACAAAGCCTGCCTTCCCGCGTCGTCATCTGCTCCTGCAGAAAAGACAGCAACCACTGGAAAGCCTGGCGGCTGGTAGTCTCAACAACATAGGCGCGGGGCAACCTCCGCGCCTTTTTCGTCGACGGAGGGAATGCAGATGGGCAGAACAACGATTGACCACAGCGGGATCTATGAACAGGAGGAACAAGTGCAAACACAAGAACTTACGATGACAGACAGGGCCGTTCAGGAGCTGTCGACATTTAATGCGATGATTGAACAGGTTTTGCCCTATGGTCTTTTGACTGTGGCAGAGGCCGGAATCGGACAGGTTGAAGAGGCTCACAAGTTCGTCAAGAAACTAAACGCGAACATCGAGAAGAAGCGAAAAGAACTCAAGGCCGACGCTTTGGAATACGGGCGGACGGTCGACAGTATTGCGAAACAGTTGACTGAAAAAGTCGACGGAGTCGAAGCAAAATTGAAGGCTGAACGCGACGCCTTTGACGCTGTCGAGAAAGCTGAGAAGGCCGCAAAGGAAGCGGAGAAAGTCGCGAAGAAGCAAAGCCGCATCAACGACATGGTGGCTGAAAGAATTCCTCTGGATTGGGTCGCTGTAGAGCTTCCCGACGACGAATGGATGTGGTGGTTCTCTAAGGCAAAGAAAGCCGCTGCAGAGCAGGCCGCTGTCATTGCTGAGGAGAAACGCATCGCTGAAGAGTTTGCGGCGAAGCAACGCAAGGAACGCGAAGAACTGGCCGCGAAGATGGCCGAAGAGGCGAAGCGACAGGCCGAAGAACTTCGCATCCGGGCCGGAGAAATGGAGAAGCAGCGACTGGCTGACGAAGCCGCCTTGGCGGAACAACGCAAGGCGATGGAAGCGGAACGCGAAACCCTTCGACAACAGCAGGAAGAACTCCGCAAGGCTGCTGAAGCGAAAGCCAAAGCCGAACGCGAAGCCGAAAAGCTCGCTCGCCTTGAAGCCCTGAAGCCAGAGATTGAGAAAGCTGAAGGCTTCGCCGAGTGCATGATCACGGACGCTCAAGATTCTCTGGTTCGCCTGGGGAATCCTGAGTGGGGGAGTGATGCAATGCACGCTATCCGTAACTGCGGCGCAACCATTATCTCATTGGTGCAATGTCGATGATCGACGCTTACGACAAAAAGACTGGCGACGGCAATTGGCTTCGCCAGTCTCTTCAAATTTTACAGGAGGAACTCAGTAGTGTTCAGCGAACTAAAAGCCAGATGGCTGAAGAAAACCGGGGAGCCAATGCCAGCGGAGATTCTGCGACTACCGCTCAAAAAGATTTGCAAAGCCGTGATGCTGGTTGAGGCTGGTGTAACGGTTGTGGTTCCGAAAGAACTGACGCCGGTTGTCAGTGATGGCGTTGATTCAATCACTGAGTGGGATTCGCATAAGGAGTTTTGAATGCTGTCCCCTCGATGGTATCAGTCACAAGCCAACGAAGCTGTCTGGAAGTATCTCAATGAGAAGTCCGGCAACTGTGTCGCAGTTCTTCCCACCGGAGCAGGAAAGAGCCTCCTGATTGCTCTGCTGATTCAGCAGGCTCTTGAGTTCGGCGGGCGAGTGGTTGTGCTCGCGCATCGCAAAGAACTGCTTCAGCAGAACGCTGACGAGATCAGGGGATTGATTCCCGGCGTTGATGTCGGGATCTATTCAGCCGGGTTGAAGAGTCGCGAGATTCATAACGCGGTTGTCGTCGCTGGCATTCAGTCAGTGTTCCGCAAGGCGGAAGACCTTGGCCGGCGGCACCTTGTGATTGTCGACGAAGCTCACCTCATTAGTGATCTCGAAGAATCGATGTATGGTCAGTTCCTTGCGGCCATGAAGGCCAATGAGGGGATTCGCTTTGTTGGATTGACTGCAACGCCATTCAGAACCGGGGCCGGTCCCATTTGCGGGCCTGAACGGATCTTTCAACGCGTTGTCTTCGAGGCGAAGACGGCTCAACTGATTGCTGAAGGCTTTCTTTGTCCGATCACCAACAAAGTCGCGGAGGCCGAAGTCAACACGGACAAGGTCGGTCTTCGCGGCGGTGAGTTTGTCGAATCGGAAATGCAGGCTGCGTTCGATGTCGACGAAAAGGTTCAGGCCGCTTGCGCAGAGATCATTGAAAAGACACAGGGCAGGCACAGTGTGTTGGTGTTCGCCTCTGGTGTTCATCATGCGGAGCAGATCGCTGAGTTGCTTCCTGACTCTGCTGTCGTCACTGGCGAAACGCTGCCAATCGAACGAGCGGAAACGCTGCGGAGATTTGTCGCGGGTGAGCTTCGCTTTTTGGTAAACGTGGACGTGCTGACAACCGGATTCAACGCGAAGTGCGTCGACGCGATTGCCATTCTTCGGGCAACGATGTCGCCGGGGCTTTTCTGTCAAATGGTCGGCCGCGGGTTGCGGTTGCATGACAGCAAAACCAACTGCCTACTCTTAGACTTTGGCGGAAACATCGCTCGGCATGGTTCAATCGATGACGAAAACTTCGGGCGGTCGGAAGGGAAAGGGCGAGCAGGGATTGCTGCTGAAAACGGACGCGGGAAGAAATGCCCGTCTTGCGAGCTGGATGTGTCGCCATCAACAGTCGTCTGCCCTGAGTGTAATTTCATCTTCCCTCGTGAGCGGGAGCTGAAGCACGACACGACAGCGGATGAGAGTAGCCAGTTGACAGGCTCAATGCCACCGGAAGAGTGGGACGTTAAAGACGTTGTCGTCCGGGTCCACACAAAGAAGGATGACGGCGAAGCTCCGCAGACAGTCCGTGTTGATTACGTTTGCACCAAAGAAGGCGAATCCGGAAACCTCGCAACGATCACAATTGCTGAGTGGACCTGCCCTGGGCATCAAGGCTTTGCTCGCTCAAAGTTCTTGGCGTGGTGGGACGCTCGAAGTCTTTGCGATCCACCGGACAACGCAACGGACGCTGTGGCCCTGATCAACATGGGCGTCTGCCGGAGGCCGGTAAGAATCACGACGAAAAAAGATGGGCGATGGCATCGGATTGTCTCGTGTGAGTTTGAGAGCGAGAAGCCGATTGAGTTAAGCCAAGAAGAGTCTCGTGAATTTTCAGGAGTAGGTGATGACTGCCCGTTTTAAGTACACAGTTAAAGCACATCCCACGATGTACAACGGCGTGCAATACAGGTCGAGACTCGAAGCCCGATGGGCTGCGTTCTTCGATTTGATCGGATGGCAGCATGAATACGAGCCGATCGATCTTCCGGGATGGTCGCCAGATTTTCGGGTGGTGTTCCCATGCGGGCACAGTGAGTGCGCAAAGACAGACGGCAAGCGGGATGGGAGTCACACGCTGCTGGTTGAGGTAAAGCCATTCTTT